GGAACTGTCAAAGATAGTGACATGGCTTCATTTTCATCATGTGGACCATTATCTGATTTTAGTTTAAAGCCAGATCTTTCGGCTCCTGGTTATCAGGTGGTTTCAACTGTTAATGATAATCAATATCAAACAATGAGTGGAACTTCAATGGCTGGTCCATTTGCAGCTGGTAGTGCTGCTTTGGTAATTCAACGGTTAAAGAAAACTAATCCAGAGTTAAAAGGAGCAGAACTTGTTGCTGCAACTAAAGCATTATTGATGAATAGCGCTAAAGTGCAAACGCAAAATGGATACACCGCGCCTGTTTCTCCAAGAAGACAAGGTGCAGGTCAAATTGATGTAGGAGCTGCTACGGCCAATCCAGTTTATGTAACTGCTGCTGATGGAACGAGCTCCTTATCTTTACGTCAAGTTGATGAAAAAACTACTTTTACTCTTACTTTTCATAATTTAACAGATCAAGAACAAAACTACAGCTTTAATGATTTGGGGGGAGGTTATACTGAACAACGTGATCCCGATAGTGGGGTCTTTCATGAGGTTCAATTAGCAGGAGCTCATGTGAATGGTGTAGGCAATTTTACTCTAGCACCAAAAGAGGTTAAAGACCTTCAATATACATTAGATTTACAGGGATTAAATAAAAATCAGCCAGTAGAAGGATGGCTTCATTTTACTAATGATAAAGATAAATCGACTGTGGTAGTGCCATATTTAGCATATTATGGTGATTTGACTAGTGAAAATGTCTTCGATCAAAATGCAAATGAAGAAAAGCCAGATATTCAAGGTAATCGTTTCGTTAATGAAAACAATTATCCACTTGGAGTAACTGATCAAGAATCTTTAAAACAATTAGTAAATGTTGACAGTGATTACAATTGGCAAGAAGTTGCTAAACTTTACGAAAGTGGAAAAGTTGCTTTTTCACCAAATGATGATCATCAAAGTGACCTTATCAAGCCATATGCTTATTTAAAGCAAAATGTAAAAGACTTAAAGGTTGAAATTTTAGACGCTAAGGGTAACGTAGTGCGCGTAGTATCTGATGTTCAAGGTGTTGATAAGTCTTACGATGAAAGTGGAGTAACTAAAGATGCTAGTCTTTCAGTCTCCATGATAGACAATCCCGATGCTTTTGAATGGGATGGTAAAGTTTACGATACTAAAACTGGTCAAATGGTAACGGCGCCCGATGGACAATATACTTATCGCTTTGTTGCTACTCTCTGGAATGAAGGACCAAATCAAAAACAGACTGCAGATTTTCCAGTTGTAGTAGATACACAAGCTCCTAGTTTAAGCGTTAAATATGATTCGGCTACTCATACTTTGTCCGGTAACTATGAAGATAAGGGTGCAGGTTTTACGGATTACTCTTATGCTACTGTCCAAGTAAATGATAAAGTCTTTGGTTACAAGTTGAATGAGGGCGAATCCGGTTTTGACAACAGTGAAAAAACAAAAGGTCATTTTAATTTTACTTTAAGTTCAGATGCTTTGGCTGCTTTAAGTGGTAGTTTGAATAAAGTTTCTGTAACTTTAAGTGATGTAGCTAACAACACGACAGTTAAAACTGTTGATGTTCCTGCTGTTAAAGATCAACCAGCAGTTTCTGTGTGGAATGCAACCGAAGGGGTAGAATTTAATAAAAATTCTAAAGACTACAATAAAGAAAATGATACTTACACTTTATATGGTTCAGCGGCCCAAGATTTCTATTTAAATGGTGCCTTAGTGCAAGTACGAGATGGCAAATACGAGGTTCCAGTAAAAACGACTACCCAAGATTTGGTATTTTCTACTGATCAAGCAGGTAAAAATGTTTTAAAGTCTTTCACTACTTTTACCCCTAAGGCATTCTTTAATTGGCAAAATGTCGATGGCTTTGACGGGAATTTTGGAGTAAATATCTATTCTGTGAAGACTAATGATCCAAATAATGCAGTTGTGCAAGCAGCAGTTCCTCTAGGTAAAAATGTCAAAGCCTATGCTCAAGACTATTTCACTGGTGAAGTATATAAAGGCCAAGTAGAAAATGGAGTAGCTACTTTCCATATGCATACTTCTATTAATCAAGGCGAAGACGGTATATTTAAACGTGCGCTTTTAACAGGGTGGAGTGAAGTGGACGGTCCGGCATATAATGATAAACAAGTTACCAGTAAAGCCGGTGTAGCTAGTTCAAATCATTTAGGTGTTTATTACACCACTGATAAGGTTAATCGAAAAGTTTATACTGATCGCGCTGATTTAGGTGTAGATGTTCAAGATGAAGCAGCTGACTTAAGTTCATTTGGCCCAACTGCATACCCAGGACATGCTCTAGCAGATTTAACTGCTCGAACGGATCCTAATCCAGCAATTCATTTTGATTATTTGAATGATAATGACACTACTAGATTTGGACAAAATGCAGTGACTGATGGATATTATGATTCCGTAACTAAAAAGTTTACTGTTACAGGACATGTCGATCCAGAAGTTAAATCGCTTACTGTCTTAGGAGATAGTTCTGATGAAAATGCTCCTCAAAATCAAGTCAAGTTGGGCAAAGATGGCAAGTTCAGTTTTAGTTTCACTACTGAAAATGTAGGCCAACGTCCCGTAGCTTATATTTATACTGATCAAAATGGTCAAAAAGTTCGCGGTACCCTAAATGTTGTCTTAGATACAGTTGCGCCAACCTTAAATGTAGATCAAGTAAATGGTAACGAACTTGAAGTCAAAACTAACAATCCTCTTTTCAAACTTTCAGGAGTAGTTAATGATAATTTAGATGGCTATAGACTTTATGTAAATGGCAATAATATTTATCGAGAATTCTTAAATTCTGGCTACAATAAATTAGCAGGTTTAAATACTGATGGGACAGATGTAAACCCATATGGTCCGCATAACTTTGAAGAAAGTTTCAATTTAAATGATGACAACAATCAACCAACTACTCATGTCTTTACGATTTACGTAGTTGACCAAGTTGGTAATAAAGTAGAAAAGAAGATCGCTGTTAATTATGATCCAAACTATGTGGCTGAACCTCCAAAAACGGATCAAGATCAAAATTCTGGTCAGACTGCACAACCGCAAACAAATCCAGCAGTAAATGTCGATAAACCGGTCCATGTAGATAAGCCTGCCACTCCAGATAACACATCTGAAGTTCCAGCTGTTGATCAAACCAAACATTCAGATAGTGAGCAAACTAATCAAGTTCCAAAAGATACGACAGATCAAAATTCTGGTCAAGTTCCTGCTGTGCCTGTTTCACGTGAAACTAGTGTCACAAAAGATAATAATCTTAATGATGTAGTTTTAACGGCTAAATCATTCCCACTTCTTCATGATGCATATTTATATGATGAAAATGGGGAAGTTGTTTTAACTAGTGATCCACAAAAGAAATCTGTTTTGAAGAAAGGTAAGACAATCAGTTCACTTCAAAATGGACATGTTTACGTAATTAAAGGTGTAAAATTCTACCAAGTTGGTAAGAATCAGTACGTAAAGGTTGCTAACACAGTTTTGCAAGGACCTAAGAGATTGCAATTGAAGCATAATGCCTTTGTTTATGATGAAAAAGGAAAGCTGGTTAAGAAGCATGGCAAGAGTGTACTTTTACCAAAAAATAAGTGGGTTTCAGCTTTAAATAATGCAGACAAGTTTAAAGTAAATGGTGTAACTTACTATAAACTTGCTGATCATCAATATATCAAAGTTGCTAATACCGTCGTTCAACCAGCTAAGAAACTTAAGTTAACTCATAATGCCTTTGTTTATGATCAAAATGGCAAACGAGTTAAAAAGAGTAAGCTTTTAAAGGAGGGCACAGTGCTTTCGGCCTTAAATGGAGCTGAAAAGTTTAAGCTCAAGAATAAGACTTACTATCAAGTTGGTAAGAATCAATATGTAAAAGTCGCTAATACTTTATAATTTTTATACTTTTCCCCATAAAATAAGCGCGAAATTCTTATAATGAGAATTCGCGCTATTTTTGTTTAGATAATAAAAAGCTTGAATGGGGTATAAACAAAGAGCAATGCAAAAATCACCACCGCTATTAATTCAAGTATATTTCTTTTAGCTAACTGGTTAAATTGATCAGGTTTAATTTTATTCTGCCGAAATGCTTGATTAAGTCGAAAATGTCGAATCGCTAAAATAATAGCTATAGTTAAGTAAATGCTAATACCAATAATATTGAAGATTTTCATTGATTTCTCCTTTTTGACAATCAAAAACCATGAGTAGAAATATCATAGGGCGAATTTAACACCATCAGCTTCATAATTTTTTTGGTTTCTTTAAGGGTGAATTCGTCGGAATATTCTACCCACATGAATAATGGACCTAAAAAAGAAAGTGCATATCTTTTAGCAACGATTGCTAATTTTAATGTATCCTTTTTCAAAATGTACTCTTGATGATATAGGTGAAAATAATAAATAATCAGTTTTTTGACTGTATTTGTAGTTAAGTCAATTAATTGATAACTAAAGTTAGGATCACCATTTTTAGAAATGAGGGGAGCTAGCATATCCTGATGATCATTAAAATATTTGACAAGCTTATCAACATTTTGATCAATTAGTCGACTGATATCTTTTTTATTTGGGGCATGAGTTACAGACACCCAATTTTTGCCATCGGCATTTAAAGCAATTTTGAATTCTTCCAATAACTCCTTTTCTAAGTCCTTTAAAACATCACTTTTGTCCGAGTAATATTTATTGAATAGATTGCCGTTGAAAACACGGGATTTTAATCCCATGATGAAAACGGCTCTTTTCATCGTTTTCTTTTTAAAGTCTATTTTTCCTTCTTTTGAAGTTTATCAAATCTATGATTGTAAGTGTTACAACTCTCAGCTTAATTACATATATTGGTTTTAATTATAAAGTAGTTCTACCATCTAAAAGTGTTTCCTTTAAAGAAAAAGAACTACCTGTTTTAAAAAAAGACGACCAAAAAGAAATCACTTTAACTTCTATTGGGATTTTTTTAGTTGGCTTATCTGGATACATTCTTGTCTCTTCTTATGAAAAGAAGGGAGAGAAATAATGACAGTTCGCTATAGTGCAAAAATGATTTTGAAGAAATCTTACAAACTCTTTAATAAAAATGGTTTGGATAATTTGAAAGTATACACCATTACTCCTGCTTGTCATTGTTCAACTACTCCAATATATTATTAATTCAAATCACAAAAAGGACTGCAAAAAGCAGTCTTAGAACTTGCATATCATGATTTTGAAGAAAAATTAGACACTGAAGTTAAGGCAGAAGAAGTTCAATTTTCTAATCATGAACCTTATTGGTATTTTTATCATGTTCTTTTATCATGTCCAGGCTTGGTAAAAGAGGTAAGTGTAAACAATAAACAAGTAATTCGGACTCTAGCAGAGATATCTCAAAACTACTTTCCTAATAATTTACTTACTACTTTGGCAGCCAATATCTTATTAGTTGGAATAGCTCTCAATTTTAAAGAGAGATCCAATTTATCATTTTTAACTTTTTCAAATGTTGTAGAAAATTTGCTGCGAAATCTCAAAAACAACATTGAAGATGCTTAATTTTAAAAGATGACCTCTAAGGTCATCTTTTCCGTGTCATTTGAATACGAACCTCATTTGGAGTTAGGTGGAACTTTTCTTTGAACTTATTGTAAAAGAAAGTTCTATTACTGATGCCAACTTGAATCATAATACTACTAATTGATAGGTTACTTGAACATAAAAGACCATATGCGCTAAGTAATCGTTGATCAGTTAATGCTTTAGAAAAAGGAGAACCGGTTTCATTTTTGAATAAAGTACCTAAATAAGAACGATTATAGTTAGTCTTTTTAGCTAATGATTCTAAAGAAACTGATTGGTAGTTCTGGGAAATCTCTTTAAGCATATACAATACCAGATTTGAGAGTTGCTTTTTTATGGTGATACTAGAGTTAAGATCTGTATTCCTAGAAAGCAAAATTAACAATGCATTCAAGTAACTATCCAATAACCTATTAGAAAATTCACCTGAATTGTAATATTCTTTAATAATTTGATTAGTGATGGTTTGAACTTGTCCTTCAGTATTTTTAGCTCGATAAATAATGTATTGACTATATTGATCGTTAGCAAGAAGAAACTTAGAGATAATATTGGTTTTATTCTTAATTGGTGTTTACATGTTTTGGAATCTAGTTGCCGGTGCAATGGGATTCTTCATGCCATATGTATATGAAACAGTAGGTGGTTTAAGCAATACTCAAGCTAATATTCTTCAAGCTGTTTTATGGGCATTTACTGCTTTAGCAGGATATTTTGGTTTTGCTCTTCATGGAGATAAGTGGAATCATAGAATTTTCTTCTGTGTAGGCGCATTAATGACTTTAATTTCCTGGGTTATTTTAGCCTACGTTGGTATGGGATGGCCAGCTTTAATCACCTTCGTAACTTTATGGGGGATTTCCGCAGGAATTGGTGCGCAAGCATGGTACGCATTATGGTCAACTGAACTCTTCCCCACAAAATATCGTGCCGGTGCCCAAGGGTTTATGTTTTTTACAGTAAGAGGAAGTGCCGGAATTTGGTCAATTGTTTTTCCCACTATTTTAACCTCAATGGGTTTCAAGGCTGCGGGGACTTTAATGATTATATTCTTAGCAATTTCATTAATTATTGGGACTATTTGGACTCCGAAGACGCGTGGGAAGTCTCTTGATGAAATTACTAGAGAACGTTATGGCGATAAGGAAAAATAAATTAATCTGAATTGAAAGGTATGATAATTATGGAACTAGGAAAAGTTGCCCAAGTAAATTTAGATTTAGTTGATAACATTGATAATTGGAATTTTGATAAGTTAAAGTGTGCTAAACTACAAGAAGTAGGAATTGAAAAATCAATTATATATTTAGATAAAAAGAGTAGCCAACTTTTTATCACTTTAGATGTGAGAGATTTTAAATCTTATCAGAAATTGTCTACTCAATATCAGAATGCATGGTGGTCACATCTAGAACCGTTGCCTAGTATAGATGGTAAAAGCCTTTTGGATTATACTTGGCATGAAGTATTTAAAATTGAAGATGATGAATAAGACTAAGGAGTGAAAAATTTCACTTCTTTTTTAGGGGGAGAAAGAGCAAAATATGATATTTTAAATATAAAGTAAATAAATTTGAGGGTATAATAAGAAATGATTATTGATATGACGGGCTTTTTTTAGTGTATTCCCCACGTAGGTAGCGGTTAATTAAATCTTAGGTGTTCTTAATTGGTTGCAAATATTGATACATAGCTATTTAAGCTTTTTGTTGATTATTGTTGATTGCTTGAATTCGGTATCTTTTTCGGTACTTAAAAATTTATCAATATTTTCTTCAATGAGAGAATCATTACGTTTACGTTCTTCTTCCATCAAATAAGCATATGTATCAAGAGTAGTCTGCAGATTTTTATGACCTAATCGTTTACTGATAGCGTACCAATCTATGTGCATTGTATGTAAGAGAGCTACATGACAATGACGTAAACTGTGAAAGTGAAAGTCACCAAGGTTTAAACTACAGCTATCAAGTATTTTTCTGAGTTGCTGTGTGACAATTTTAGGTGTTAAAGCAGTTGTATTACTAATACCAAAAACCAATTTGTAATTTTTGCATTTTAATTCTGATAAATAGTTTAATAATCGGCTATCAACCCTGATTGTTCTCTTCGACCAGGGATTTTTAAGTGGCTTAAACATTTTGTCATGTTTGTAATCATATGCACGAGTAATACTAATAGTATGTTCCTTAAAATTGATTTTATCCCATGTAAGACCTTCAACTTCACCAAAACGCATCCCTGTTAAAATTGCTGTTATAATTTCATAATTAATTGGATCATCGGGAGTTCTAGTATTAATTGCATAGTTAAGTATCTTTTTTACTTGTGCAACTGAAGGATAAACAATTTTCAATTTGCGGTCATTATTACTTTTGGCTTCTGCACCTTCAGCAAAATTAGTCGGTATAATTTTATCTGCCACGGCTGATTGAAGAGCAGAGTATATATAATCTTTAGCTCGGTTAGTTGAAGACTGTACATGACTTTGAGCATATTCTGTGATAAAAATCTGATAGTCAGTACGCTTGATTTGAGTGATGGGAATTTTACCAAATTTCCTATCTAGTAATCTTCTTATGGTTTCGTATTTTTCCCAAGTAATATCGGTTATGCTTGGTTTACGATAAATTTCAGACCACTGCTTAAAATATTCACCAAAACTAGGTACTTTAGGTGATGCAGAAGTTAAATTATGCTCCAATTTATATTTTTGATCACGTTCCCATTTTTTAGCTGCGGTTTTGGTTAAAAAACCTTGCTTAACTTTTTGTTTATATTTGGGTTTACCGTTTTTGTCTAGGTCTGTATAATCTGTCCAATTGACACGAATAGCCCATGAACCGTTTTTTCTGTAAGGTTTTCCCATAAAAAACTCCTATTCTAGCCGTGGTTCTGCTAAAATAGAGTATAGCAATGCCCACGGCATTGTATTGTTAACCATTTCTATTGGCGTAGAATTGGTTGGTTTAATTCAAATACATTCATTTAAAATTGATTGAGCTATTGGCGTAGCTCGTTCTATTTACCCATCACTGTTGGCGCAGTGGTGGGATTTTTTGTTTTGCTTTATTTTAAATTAGTTTGAGTTTTTGTAGTTAACTTATTATTGGTAAAGTCTAAAACAGCACCATCGCCTTTCACTCCAGTTACCCACGTTGCAATAGTATGCTTAGAACCCATGATTAATGATTCATCAAGGCCATCAGGTTCGCCATATTTTAAAATGACGGATTCATAACTTGAACCATCTTTAATAGAATCGAAAGCTTTAAGAGTTAACTTTTCGGGACGTGAAGCAAACTTAAACCCTGTAATTTGTTTGGAGACGGTATTGTTATCCACAGTCGCTACCGTGATAGTTGAACCGCCTTTAATCCATACAAGGGATTTGGTTTTGATTCCATTTGTTTTAGTTGAACTTGATGAAGTAGGGGCACCTAACAAAGATTTGACTTGAGCTACAGTTGAACCGCCTTCGCCTTTATTCATTAAATCTCCCACTTTGATTTTGTCGAATTTATTTCTAAATTCTTTATCTTGAGAGACTCTTTTGTCATTGGTATTGGTTTTAGATGTTTTAGCAGAAGGGTGAGAGGAGCTATTTGTAGAGTTGCTACAAGCAGCTAAACCAATACCTAATAATGTCACTGCGCTAGTTAGCGCCACTTTTTTAATTACGTTCATAATTTTTTGACCTCCATTTATGTTATGACGTTGATTAACACAGCTTTTAGAGTCTTCAGTATTTTGGACTAATATGGTTTAATTTATCTCTTGTAAATCGACTAGTATGTACCATTTATCATGGGGGATCCCGAAGGCTTTGGCAAAATCAAAAATACTATTAAACCAAATATCATTTTCAAAACAATATTGTGCTAATAAGTTGATAGCAAAAACGTTAGCCGAATATTCTCCTTTTTGCCTACCTAAATAAGCCAATCTATTAAAAATGGGTGTATTTTCAATTGTGTGGCCAATTTCATGGGCAAAAATAAAAGGTATTTCAGTTTCTGGGTACCAATTCCCATTTACTACAACTAAATCACTTGGATAATTGTAACTTTTTGATTTAGCAGTAGGAGGTAGGAACTTGTTGTAAACCACACCTATTTGATGATCGAAACAGTAGTTGATTAGCCATGCTATAAGATTATCAAATCTTTCACGATCTTCACTAGTCATCATTGTTCTTCTTTCTTAGTTCGGGGTGACTTTTGAAGTATCCTTCCGCTAAAGAGTCAACTAAACTTTGAAAATCATCTGGAACTGGATCATCGCCCCCATAACTTTGACCTAGATCACGCCATGTTAGGCGACGTTTATCGGTTGAGGTTGGAATGCTGGGATTATCAGTTAGACCTTTTAAATAATCTGTGGTGGTATTGAGAGCTGTGGCTACGGCAGCTAATGCATCAGATCCTGGTTTATTCGTTTTCCATTTATAAATGGAATTAGTTCCTAATTTAGCTTTATCATTTACTTCACGTAAAGACATTTTTCTAATTTTTGCTAATTTTTTTGTTCTTTCAAATTCAATCATATCAAGGGTTCTCCGATCCTTGACAAAATTAATTTAGAAAATATTCTAAATAATTGTTGACTATTTAGAATATTTACGTAATAATAGTTTTGTCAACAAGTTAAGAAATAAGTTTTTAAATCAATTTAGAAACAAATAAATAGCATTTTAAAGGTATGGGGATACTGTTCAAACGCTTATTTGTTATACATTTATATTAGAAAATATTCTAAATAATGTCAATAGTTTCTAAATAAATTTCTAAATTAGTTTCTAAACAAGTTGAATATTATAAATACAGAGGTGAAATAAATGCCAATTGAAGAAAAACTCGAGAACGCTAAAAAAGAAGTTGAAAGCTCAATCAAAAAAGCACTTCTTGAAAAAAACATGTCTCAAGCTGAGTTAGCTGATTTAATCGGTGAAACGCGGACTAATGTGAATTTGGCAATCAAAGGCAATACCAATCCTAAAGCTGTTCAAATTCGCAAGAAAATTTACAAGGTATTAGGAATGGAATAGAAGGTGAATATAAATGAAAGATTTACAATTATTCAATTTTGAAAATCAACAGGTTAGAACATTAGAAATTGATGGTAATCCATATTTCGTTGGTAAAGATGTAGCAACTATCTTAGGTTATTCAGATACAAATCAAGCAATTAGAAATCATGTTGATGAAGAAGATAAACTGACCCGTAAATTTAACGGGTCAGGTCAAAACCGCAGTATGACCATCATCAACGAATCAGGCCTGTACAGTTTGATCTTATCTAGCAAGATGCCTAACGCAAAAAGATTTAAACGTTGGGTAACATCAGAGGTTTTACCAACTATTCGTAAACATGGTATTTATATGACTGATCGTAAGGCGTATGACATTACCCACGATCAAAGTGGTACTGCCTTAGTAGATTTACTTCAACAAGCAGCGAATCAATTGAAAGCTAAAGATATTCAAATTGCTGAAATGAAACCAAAAGCTATACTCGCAGATGCCATTACAACAAGCGAAACTTCAATCCTTGTAGGCGAAATGGCTAAAATTCTAAAAAAGAATGGCGTAAACACTGGTCAAAATAGATTTTTTAAATGGTTAAGAGCAAACGGGTATTTAATTAAAAGAAAAGGTACTGATTATAATATGCCAACTCAGAAGAGTATGAATTTAAAGCTCTTTGAAATTAAAGAAAGAACTATTGTTGATGGAAATAGTACTCGTATTGTTAAAACTCCAAAAATTACAGGAGATGGCCAACAATATTTTACAAATTTATTTTTAGATGAAAAAGACGCTTAGAGGTGATCAGGTATGAATGGATTAATTAATCAACAAGTTCTTGCTGATCAAATTCATCGGCAGGTTGATGAATTTTTGCAAAAAAATAAGCCTTTACCTAGAACCGCAAAACTTACTAAAGAAACTCGCGAAAACTTATTTCATGGTAAAAGCGCGGAATGGATTAGATTATTTATTTTTGATACGTATCCTGAAACTAATGAAATCAATGGGGGATGGGTACTTAATCCCAGAAAAACAATTGCAGGTAAAACCACTACCATACTCGTTAAATCAGCGATTAAGTGGCTTGATGAACATGAGTATGAGATTGATTGGAATGCTAAGATCCCACGATAGGAGAGCTAAAATGCAGAATAACAAAATCTCTTTATCTGATAAAATTCTTTATTACTCATACAAAGCATTATTCTATTTCACATTTTCAGTTGTATCTTACTTCGCAATTGATGCGATTAGAACGATTTTGAAAATTAAATAAAAGGAGACAAAAAATGAACGTATTTGAACTAAATACTGCTATTAAGCAGGTTCAAGAAATGGATATTGATTCAGAAACTTTAGCAGACACTTTAGAAAGTCTTGAACTTCCTAGAAATGAAAAGCTTGATAATGTGGCTTCTTGGATCGAAGAAAACAAAATGAAGATCGAATGGCTTAAAGGTAAAAGAAAGCAGCTTTCAGATGTTGAAACTCAACTTAAGAAGCAAACTGATAGGCTTCAAGACTTTTTAACTCAGGCTATTGATGATAGTGGTAAAAAGGAAATTCAAACTGAAAACCACTTACTCAAGCCTAGAAATTATAGAGATTCGGTAATTGTAGAAGCTACTAAAGATTTACCGATCGATTATGTGATTCGTAAGGAAGTTATCCAGCCTGATAAAAAGCTACTTTACAAAGACTTAAAAGCTGGAAAAGAAATCTCAGGTGCTCACTTAAAATCTAACAGAAAGACGGTTATTGATTAATGTATATTGCAGAACAAATGAAAAATTTTAGTTATTTTGCTGAAAAAGATGATATGAATCATGCCTCAGATGCCATTATTCTTATCTGCCAGGAGACTTTGATGAAGCCTAGTGAAGTTTTGCTTGAAATTAAAGAAGCTTCTTATAGAAAGAAACCTGCTGATTATAGAATGGCTGAGAAAATCTTAAGAGCCATGGAAGAAAGTAAGCCAATTAATTATTCCCATATCAGAGATTATTTTAAAGATGCCAAACATGGAATTGAAGAAGCTATGAAATCGGGAAATCCCGCATTGATCAGAGATTATGTAATGGCTATTAAATTGGACATGGACCAAGTACTTAAGGAATTATCATTATGAAAATAAGTCTAAAAGGAATGTCAAATAGAGAATTGGCAAAACTGTTTGATTGTGCTGCCAAAGCTAATAATAGACGGTTAGCAAAAACTATTACTTATAGATTAGCTTACAGACATCATGAAAGTTTTGACGCTCAACTTCGATATTTAGGTAAGAGGGCAGTGAAAAGAAAGAATTACCCTAGTTTTAATATGGTGGCTAAGCTATGGAAGGAGCGTGATTAGGATTTACGAATTAAGACCATACCAAAAAGATTTAATCAGAAAAATAGTTGATTCAATGAAGAAAAATCATCGCGTGATTATTGTCCAGAGCCCACCAAGAACAGGAAAAACTGTGAGTAATGGCCGAAATAGCCAGAAGAACTACTAAAAACAATAACCATGTAATGTTCTTGATTCATCGTAAAGAAGTTCTTGACCAAGCTGTTAAAACATTCAGTAAGCAAGAGGTAAATTCTAATTTATTGACTGCTGGAATGGTTCAAACGTTAACTCGCAGGGTTGATAAACTGCCAACTCCTAATGTGATTTTGGTTGATGAAGCACATCATGCACTGGCAAAAAGCTATCAAAGAATTTTAAACAAGTTTCCTAAAGCTATAGTTTTATTGTTTACGGCTACGCCACACAGAACAGGACGGCAGCAATTAGATCAGATTGCAGATGATATTATTGTTGGTCAATCAATTCATGAACTTACTGAAAAAGGATTCCTAGCGCCATTTAGATACTTTCAACCGCCTAATGATTTTGATGTGAAAGTCTTAAAGCGTGGGAGTACAGGAGATTATACAGCGGAATCTATGCAAGAAGCGATGTCTACTAAAATTTTTGGTCATATCGTTAAGCAGTACAAGCGAATTGCTAAAGGGATGCAGGCAGTAGTTTATACCTATTCCGTTGATTCAGCTATCAAAATAGCTAATGAATTCAATTCTGAGGGGATTTCAGCAGTTGAAGTAGATGGAACTACTTCAAAAGAAAAACGTGATCTAGCGGTGCGAAAATTTCGAGATCAAGAAATTAAGATACTTGTTAACGTAAATCTTTTTACTGAAGGTGTGGACTTACCAAATGTGGACTGCGTTATTATGGCACGCCCTACAGCATCAATTGCTTTATATCTGCAGTTCTCAATGCGCTGCTTAAATCCACGTGAAGGCAAGACTGCCATCATCATTGACCATGCTAATAATTTTAAAACGTTTGGCTATCCTGATGATGATCGTGATTGGAAGCAAGCCATTAAATCAGGGAAACAGAAAAGCAAAACGCTATTGACTGATCCAGGGCTTTCAATTATTACATGTGACTATTGTTTTGCGGTGGTAAAAGCAAGTGAAGTAAAAGATGGAAAGTGTCCTATCTGTAGGAATCCAATCAAAATTCATGAAGCTAAACCAGTAAGTGATGTTGATTTAGTTGAAGCTTCTAAAGAACGGCAAAATGCAATTCGTGAAATGGTTAAAAACGATTTGCTAAAGAGTGTGGCTACTAAATCAGTTGGTGAGCTTCGTAGCTTAAGAGAATTGCAAGCTTATGCAAAGTTACATTCATATAAACCAGGTTGGGCTTGGTTTCAAGCTAAAAGAAAAGGATTGATTAAAAGATGAATCGATTAAAAGAATTAAGACAAAAAAATAACCTAACTCTTAAGGAATTAGGTCAAAAAATAGGAATGGCAAATAATACTTTAAGCCAATATGAAACGGGAAAGCGTGAGCCAAAATTAGAAACGTGGCAAGCACTAGCAGACTTCTTTAATGTGTCTGTCCCATACTTGCAAGGCATTGATGAAGGAATTTATGATTTGAAATTTCCAACCAAAGCAGAAGCTATTGCTTTTATTCATAAAATTATGAAAGCTCAAAATATTAAATTAGAGGATATTCAAAATGAAAGTAAAAATTATTGATGATGTTGCTACACCTAGTTTAGAAAATGAAATTAACGATTTAGCATTAATCATGTATGAGGAGAAAACAAATGATTAATTTACCTAAAGTTCAAACGTTAAAACCCAAGTCGCAACCACATAACTTCTTTATCTGGGGTGCGACAATGTCGGGTAAAAGTTATTTTTCAAGCTTTTTCCCTAATCCATTGATTCTTAATACTGATGGAAATAGTGAACAAGGAAGCGCCCCATCAATCCAAATTAGAAATATCAGAAATGCTCAAGGTAAGCTTGAACAATCTGCAATTAAACAAATTGATGATATTATCACGGCACTTCAAGTTGAGAACCCTAAGCGTCCAGCAGATCAGCAGTTTAAGACAGTTGTTATTGATGTAATTGATGATATTTGCGTAATGATCGAACAGGCTATTTGTCTTGACGCTGGGGTGCAAGCTTTATCAGATATTCCTTATGGAAAAGGTTACGCCATGTTCAACACGGCACTTCAACAATTTGTAATGGATTTGAAAGCTTTACCACTTAATGTAATTTACATTTCAAGAGAGTTAGCCATCACAGATGATAATACTGGAGTAACTACCTATGAGCCATCACTTAAAAATAAATACTATAACATCGTCAACGGTAACTGCGATGTGGTTATTAGAACAAAAAAGATTGGTGATGGCCAAAATGCTTCTTATTTCAGAGAAGTAAAAGCACTTAGAACAATGTATGATCCGACAAATATTACAGATCATAGGGTTTTACAATTACTTGAATCCTGCAAAGGGATGTTCAAAAAGGAAGATTTAGCAAAATTACAGGCAAAGAAAAAGGAGAATAAGTAAATATGAGTTTATTAGATGCATTAAATGAAGTTAAGAAGTCAGGTTTTGATCCAAAATCAGGTAAAGAATATGGCGCTTTTGAAAAAATCCCAGCTGGAACTTATAAAGTGAGCCTAGATGGAGTAACTCATAACGCCACTAAAGATCGCGATTTCTTGATGCTAAGTTTTTTAGTCATTGAAGGTAAGTATGAAGGTAAAAAAGAATCAATTTTTCCAACTCTTGCCCAAACTACCTCTAAAGGTAATCCAATGCCACAATTTGTTATTGCAAGATCAATTTCAATGCTTCAAGTAATCGGCGAAACGGTTGATATGCCAATTCCTGACAGCGATTTTGATCATGATTCTGAAACTGACGCTTATGAGGATTTAGCTGCCACCCTTACGCCAGCCAAAGGAAAAGTATTGATGATGACGATTAAAGAATCACCTAACAAAAAGAATCCAGATAATCCTTATAGAAATTATGAATTTGGGAGAGTAGAACAACCAAAAGCTATTGAAGTTGATGAAAATCAAGATCCATTTGCAAACAATACAGGCAGTGATCTTGAAATTTCAGATGATGATTTACCATTTGGTAAGTAAGAAAGGTAAATAAAAAATGAATGATATTAAGTATCCAAAAACAGAATTATTTGTAGTATTAGGAACTAAAACTTACCCTCTCTACACTACAGTTGATCCACAAACTGTACATGAGCTTTTAACACAAACGGAGGGTAGAGAAAAGTTTTTAAGCTTTGAAGTGGCCATTAAAAAGAATCATGGTAATGGTCTATGGTATCCAGGTTGTGATGAAGATCCAGTTTGGACTAAATGGACAGTTCAAAAACGTACAGTCAAATCTTACCTAGAATTGCCCAAACCTAAAGTAAATATTGATTATGGTAATCAAAAATATGATTGTGACATTGAAGATCGTCCGTGGCTCTAATATGTGAGGTAATCTTATGCATCCCAACTTAGTTAACTATGCGTTGAACTACGCAGATCATGGCTTTAGTGTGATTCCAATTGGCAGTAATAAGCGTCCCTTAATCAAGTTTGCAAATAAACCGTCCCTTGAGGACGATGAAATTAAGCAGATCTGGAAAAAATATCCAATGGCAAACATTGCACTTAAAACGGATAAATTCTTTGTAATTGATGTGGATCGTCACGGTGAAGAAGATGGCATGAAATCTATTAAGGCATTAGATCATGATGATTGGTTTAAAGACACCTTGACCGAACGCACCGCACATGACGGCTTCCATTTCTTCTTTACTAAGCCTAAAGATTTAAAGATTCAACAAAATATTGGATTCTTACCTTCAGTTGATTTGAAAGCTCACAAAAATAATTATGTTGTTGTAGCTCCCAGTCAATTAGGTGATAAGAAATATCAATGGCTAAACAATGAGCCAATGAGAAATCCGCCTCAAGAATTAATTGACCTTATCTTAGAAAAACAAAAAGAGTTTAAACCAGTTGAACAACTTGAAAGCTATAAACCTACTGGAAAAACTCAAACTACTGAACTGTTTGAAAAAATCGTTAACGGGCTAGGAAAAACGGGTGGTAGAAACAATGCATTAGCTAGTTTCGTAGGTGGTTTATTGTTCCGCAATGTTGATCCTGAAGTAGCTGCTAAATTAGCCGTTATTGCAAATGATAATACTGAAAATTCATTACCCTTTAATGAGGTCGAAAGAACTGTAAACTCAATGATTGAAAAAGAAATAAGGAGGAGAGAATTAAATAGTGACTAAAAATAAAACAATAAAACTTAACCAAGAGAATGCTAATAAACTCAAGCAAGAGCAAAATCATAGAACTTTGTTCGAAGAAACTAAAGATGGTTCTCTTAAAACTACTTCGATTAAAAATATAGTTCTAATTCTTAAAACAGATGAAAATCTTCAAGGTTTATTCAAATTCAATGAGTTCACTAGTGAAATTGATGTAGTTAAAGATGTAAAACTTGAAACAAGTATTGGAATTCTAAAGATTTATAAAGGTCGATACACAGATCAAGTAATTAATACGGTTGAACTTTACATAGAGTCGTCTAAAAAATATAGAGGGGCGGTTTTTAAAAATCAAGTAATTGATCAAGGAGTTACCAATGTTGCTCATATGAATACTTATAATCCAGTAATTGAGTACATGAATAAAGCCTATGCTCTCTGGGATAAAAAACATCGTTTAGAAACTTATTTTGTTGATTATCTTGGGGCACCCAATGAAGAAACTACACGGCTTATTACAACATTATGGTTCATGGGGGCAGTCGCAAAAGCCTATAATCCAAAAGTTAAATTTGATTTTGTTTTAGATTTGGTTGGTGGTCAAGGCGTAGGTAAAACTTCGCTGCTACAAAAAACAGCACCACTAGGACTTTATACAGATCAGTTCAATACATTTTCAAATAAAGACGATTTCGAAGTTATGAAAAATGCTTTAATTGTTAATGATGATGAAATGACTGCTTCAAATGATGCGAGTTTTGAAGAAATAAAGAAATTTATTACAATGCAACAGTTTGAATATCGTAAAGCATATGCTCATAAATCAGATATTTTCTTAAAGAAGTTCGTTATTGCTAGAACCACCAATGAAATTCGTCACTTAAAGGATAGATCAGGAGATAGAAGATTTATTTCAATATTTGCGAATGCAGATAAACAAAAGAAATCTCCTATCACAGATTTAAATGATGAATACGTTCAACAAGTCTGGGGTGAAGCGGTGTGGCTTTATAAAAATACTAAAGAGCCGTTTCTGTTAGATAAGCACCAAAGAGAATTATTAGCAGAGAATAGAAAGCAATTTCGTTATACTTCAGGTCTTGAAGACGAACTTAATACTGTTCTTGAAAATAAATTCGCAAAGAAAGAGTTTATTTCTAATTATGAACTTGCATTTGAAATCTTTAAGGATAGGGATGCATTAAGTAGAAATACCAAAGATGCTCGAGATGTTAGATATTTCATGGAGCATTTAGGTTATGAAGTTGGTGCTAGAAAAAAGGTTGACGGCAAAACAGTAGCAGGTTTTGCTAAAAAGTTACATTAAGATCCAGTTGGTTATACTTAGTGTAACTCCTGAAACTCTTGATATATCTATGCTTAAGTTAGTTAGTTATACTACTACAGTAAATAACTAATAAAAGTAAATAAAATAATATATATATTATTATAAGGGCTAATAGCGTTAAAGAGTTTTTCAAAAATTACTATAACTTTTTAGATCTTTGATCTTTATGAAGTCTTGAGAGAGTAAGGATAAAGGACGGTTATGGTTGGTGCAGGTAAAGATTATAGCGTAACTTTAATATTTAAAAGGATTAATTAATGAATACAGAAAGAAATGATCTTGAAGTTGCTAATGAAACGATGGTTATGACTTATTTAAACATTCTTAAGTATGCCGAACATCATTGCAATAAAGATCAAGATCCATATAAAATTGCAGATCATGTTTTTACAGGTTATATGAAAGCTGTAACTAATAATCAACAAGAAGGAAAAGACTAATATGGAAAGATTTTGGTGTGGAGTGATTCCGCATAATAAAAATCCCGTGGCTTGCCCTCGGTACAAAAAGTTATTTATGTAAAAGAATGGGTAATAAATTATGAAACGAAGAATTAGAAAGAAAATGCTTCAAAAAGAAATTTATCTTATTAATGAGAGTTTAGTTCGTAATTCTTATTTGGTAGATAAGTATAAAAATGATCGGACTATGAACGGTGTTATAGCTAGATTAGCTCTTCCAATTAGTAATGTAGGGCTTAAATTTAGAAAAAGTTTATTAATCAAAAAAATAAAAAGAGGCGATTATTAATGTGTGGAAATATATTTCAAAAATATACGGATAATTTAGCCAATGTTCTCCAATCTAAAAATAAAGCCTATGGTGACAGTTTTACTAAATCGGTTGATAAATATGGTTTATCAGTGATTGGTGTGCGCTTGTCTGATAAATACAATCGAATTGAACACCTAATTACTAATAATGAGCTCAAAGAAAACGATGAATCACTTGAAGATACATTGCTTGATATGGCAGGATATTCAATTTTAGCGTTGAGATATTTAAAGGAGCATAAAGATGAAAACTATAGAGGTTAATTATTATACTGAAGGCATTAGACAACATTATTTTGAGTTTGATGTACCTACCAATTTACCAGATTTTAAAATTGATGAATTAGTAAGAAATAAAATTTTTTCAATAGAAATTGACGAATATAAGTGGGGTGTAAGTGGAAATGAATAGAGGATACGAATGTGAATATTGTAGTAATCAATTAGATGATACTAATGATGTGATTTTTATTGATCGTTCATTTTTGCCATCTGGAGCAGTATTTTGCAATGTGGAATGTTTGATGCATTTTTTTAATACTTATAAAGGTGCTTTGAAAGATATTAAGTTACTGATTGATGTAGATGAAGAATATTTACCTACTTTTCCTCAAAATTTTAGTGGTGGAAATAGGACTGAAGCTTGTGAGACAGTTAGAAGATTAGCAGTGAAAAATCCAAAGATAGATCAATATTAATGAGTAAGACATATGGCGACAACAAAAATTAATAAACAGATTCAAAGTGTTATTAATGATATTAAAGCTTTTGAAAAGCAAGTTGGATCTTTAGAAGATCCTGATATTGAAATACAAAAAGATGTTCCTAGTGCTGGAACTTCAACTCTAAAGATTAAAATTACTTATTAAATTAAACGAGGTAAAGATTATGCACGGAAAAGTTATTCAATTTAAAGGTGAAATTTCTAATTTTAAAGTTAAAGATGGTATGGTTACTATTCAATTAGCTGCAGATACTAATGATATCGTGTTAGATAAACTAAATGAGATTGCTACAGGCCCATTAATGGTCAATTTAGAAGCTAGTCAAACTGAATTGATTTCAGAAAATCAAGAAAGTCATTAAATTTATGAAATCAGAACATGAAATTCAAAAAGAAATTCAAGTAGCTTTATCTCAACATAAGTGTACTGTTTTTAGAGCTAATGTTGGTAAAGTTCAAACAATTGATGGCCGCTGGTTTGATACAGGATTGCCTCAAGGGCATCCAGACCTGTACGGTTTTAGATGGGTAGATAATCAAATTTTCTACATTGAAGTTAAGTCAAAAACTGGAAAACCAAGACCCGATCAAATTCGGTTTCATGAATTTCTTGCATCCCATAATGTGATTCATGGAATTGCTAGATCTGTAAAAGATGCATTAATGATAGTAGATGGAGGGCTTCAAGGATATGGCTTTGACTAGATTTCAAAATGCTTTACTTTATATTCATAAAGCTGAAGAACGTCATGGATCAATTACACATACTCCTGATTCTGATCCAGATTTAATTGCTGCACAAAAATTATTAGCTGATAAGTATATTGAGCCTACTGATTTTGAACCAGATGAAAATGATTTAAAGATCAAAAAGCTTATTGAACGGGGATATCCAGCTCACTATATTTATGAAAAACTAAAAGTTGATAAACCTAGGGTGCTAAGAATAAAGAAAATTTATGGTTTGAATTATAGAACAAAGTTTAAATATAAAATTTCTTATAAAGGTAGACCTGATTTTTATACCTCATATGCTCAAGGAATATGTAATTATGTTGGAATTTCAAATTGTAGATCTCAAAGGGCAATTTTAAAAGCTGAAAAATTAGGATATACAGTTTCTAAAATATCATTATATTGGTGGGAGATACCTGATGAAGCAATTTATAAAACTTGTAATTCAGAAGTGTTTAAAAAGCAAGGAAATAATTCTTGGCTAAATAAGGAGTTAAAATGGAAATTTTAATTGATTCGTATGTATATGATGAACTAAAGAAACATTGCGAGAAAAATAAGGTGCCTATGTCAATGGTAGCCACTAAAGCTATCAAACAATATTTAAATGCGGAGTGATAGTGTGGATTTATTGCCCAAACTTAATGAACAGAAAACTTATGAAAATGTAACTAATTTTTTCAAGAGAGACTTAGAAAGAATTGTGTTGATGAGCGGAAGTCGAATGACGGATTTAGCTTCTCCTAATTTAAATGGAGCACCAGGTTCAAGCAATTTTAATAATGTTGAAATTAACTTGATTAATGGTTTAGATGCGCAAAATATTGTTAAGTCTGTTAATGATGCCTTGCATTATGGGGTTGATCCCGTTTCTAAAAAGATCTTGATTGGTCTTTATATTAACCATCAACGCTGGGTAGATATTCAGCCCTTAATATACCGAGAACATACTTCATTTTCTGTTTATCGTAAGCACGCTTTGATTTCTTTTGCATACTCGTTTGAAGGATGGCAAGTAAAGAATCATTGCGATAAAGTGATAAAACTTATTGAAACGGAATAAATACGTACTAAGTATGAATACTACCCGAATATAAATCAGGTTATTATAGTATTGTCGAAAAATTAAACGATGACTGTAATATCCTAGGATGATAAATGTGTAAAATGTCTTTTTCAATGATTTTGAGCCGATGCACACGGAGCAGGATTTGATACCTGCATCATCCTTAGTTACTGTTAAATAAAGTGATAATTGTAAGAACGGAATTAACCGTTCTTTTTGTTTTGTATAAATTAAGGCGGTGGTGATATGGTTTGACGATTAAGAAAAATAAAGAATACAGTGCTTTTTCAAAATTAGATAAAAAGCATCAAGAAGCTGTTAAGTTGCTTTTTGAAGGTGATTTGAAAGATGAAGAAATTGCTAAAAAGATTAATCGTTCAACAGTCACCTTATGGAAGTGGAAAAAAGATCCATTATTCAAGGAAGCTCAACATGAATACAGTATTTCTCAATTAAATAATGCTTTACCAGATGCCATAAAAGAATTACTTAAATTAATTCGCAATGGTAAATCTGAAATGGTTAAGCTTCAAGCGATTCAAACAGTATTAAAGCAAGCTGGTTTGTTTGCAGATAATGGAACTCCCGAACTTGATGCTGCTAGAATTCGTAAAGCTAATGCTGATGCTCGTGTTGCTGAAGCTAGAGCTAAAGCAATGGAAGATAATGGTCAAGACATGGAACAACTGCTTGATAAGATGTTAGATACTTTAATAAAGGAGGATAAGAAGAGTGGCAATAACTGATTTCTTTACCCCCAAACAAGTTGAAGTATTCCATACTTATAAAACTAAGCCGTTTAAAATTATGATTCTGTCTGGAGCTGTTCGGTCGGGGAAAACTTTTATTGATAATGTTTTGTTTCTTAATGAATTGAAACGAGTAGCAGAGTTAGCCCGATTACGAGGGGATAAACACCCAAGATTTATTCTTGCAGGTGCAACATCTGGTTCAATTTATAATAATGTGATTTCTGAGTTACAGACACAATTTGGTTTAACTTTAAAACCTGATTTTCACAATCATTATCATTTGTTCGGTGTCGATATTGTTCCTGTTTATACGGGGTCTATTTCAGGATTATCAAGTGCTCGTGGTTTTACTTCTTATGGAGCATATGTAAATGAAGCATCCCTTGCTAATCATGAAGTATTCAATGAAATTCAAAACCGTTGTTCACAACCTGGATCACATATTATTTGCGATACTAACCCTGATATTCCCACACATTGGTTAAAGTTGGATTTTATTGATAATAAAGACCCTGATTCTGGAATTGTTTCATTTAATTTCACGATTGATGATAATACTTTCCTTGATCCTGGATATGTTAAATCTATGAAAGCATCTAAGCCTAAAGGGATGTTTTATGATCGTGATATTTTGGGCTTATGGGTTACTGGTGAAGGTATTGTTTATCAGGACTTTGATGCAAAACAAATGGTTATTGATGATGATAAAATTCCTGAAGATCTTCAATATTATTGCGGCGTTGACTGGGGATTTGAACACCCTAATCCAATTCTTTTATTAGGGGACGATGATCAAGGTAATACTTACGTAATTCGTGATTATACGAAAAAACATAAATTTATTAATTACTGGGTTAAGATTGCACAGAACTTACAAGGTGAGTTTGGACGCAATCTTATTTTTTATGCTGATTCGGCTCGTCCTGATAATGTTAATGAATTTCAAGCAGCTGGTATAAACTGTATCAACGCTAATAAAAATGTATTACCTGGTATTGAATGTGTTGCACAGAAGATGCGTGAAGGAAAATTCTTTGTTGCTAAGTCTTGTTCCCAAGGTTTAATGAATGAAATCTACCAATATGCTTGGGATGAAAATACAGGCCAACCTTTAAAAGAAAATGACGTTAGACATAATGACCGACTAGATGCATTAAGATATGGAATTTACTCAAAGAATGTGAAAGGGGGCTTTATTCCTTGGACGTAAAAGCATTGAAGGAATTACTAAAAAATACTGGTACTCAACACAAAAGGTTTTCTGACAGATATGAAAAATCAATCAAGTACTACAATAATGAAAATGATATTACGTTAAGAACTAATGGAAAATCCATTGTTAAAGAAGATGGGAAAAAAGATCCCTTAAGAAGAGCTGATAACCGTGTATCTAACAACCTGCACCAGTTACTGGTAGATCAAGAAGCTGGTTACGTGGCTACTGTGGCACCACAAATAGATGTAGACAGTGATACGGATAATCAACGGATTAGGGATGTATTGGGAGATCAATTCGCCTTAGTCATTAATAAAGAAGTAATTGATGCTGCTAATGCTGGAGTAGGTTGGCTACATTATTGGATTGATGAAGATAATAATTTTAGATACGGAATTGTTACACCGTCACAAATTACACCTGTTTATGATACAACGCTGGATAATAAGCTATTGGGAGTATTACGTTCTTATAAACAATTAGATACAGATGTAGGTAAATATTTTACTGTACACGAATATTGGAATGATCAAGAAGCTCAATTTTTTAAAACCAAAGCTAGTGATCAAACTGTAATTGAACCCTTTAATAAGATTGTGTCATACGATACTACAGCAGGCTATGAGACGGGACAAAGTAACACGTATACTCATAATTTGGGGCATGTGCCGTTTATTCCGTTTCCTAAGAATATTTATCAAAAACCTGATTTATTTAAATATAAAGGTTTAATTGATGCATATGACCATATTTATAATGGCTTTTTAAATGATGTATCTGATGTTCAACAGGTTATTCTTGTTCTTAATAATTATGGTGGAACTGATCTTAAAGAATTTATGGATACTTTAAGAGATTATAAGGCTATTAAGTTTAATAATGCAGGGAACGGGGATAAATCAGGTGTAGAAAAGCTTACGATCGATATTCCCGTTGAAGCCCGTAAAACACTTCTAGATTTAACGAGGGAGAATATTTTTACAGAGGGTCAAGGTATTGATCCTAATAAGTTTGAAACTACCAATGCTAGTGGAACTGCCATTAAAATGCTTTATTCTAATCTAGAATTGAAAGCTGCTAATACTCAAGCTTACTTTACTAATTCAATCAATGATTTAATTCGAGCAATTATGCGTTATTTGAATTTGAAAGATCCTGAGGGGCGTAAAATTACTCAAACTTGGAAACGTACTAGAGTTGAAGATGATATTGCTAAAGCTCAAACTGTAGCTACTGTAGCAAACTATTCCTCTAAAGAAGCAATTGCTAGAGCTAATCCGATTGTTGACGATTGGCAACAAGAATTAAAAGACCAGAAAGAAGATATTCAAAATAGTGACGGTTTTAGATCGTCTCAGAGCTTTAATAATTCTGAAGATGAAGATTACGCAGAGGATAATAAAAACAATTCTGATAAACCAGAGCAGGCAAATAAAGAAAATAGTTAGGTAACTTCCTATGAAAGCACAAGATTACTGGAAAAAACGAGTTCTGTTAGCTAAACAGAAAGAAATGGAGTCTACTGCTGAATATGAAGTTGCGATGCGTTCTCGTCTTAAGGATCTTGAAAATGAATTTATAAAAGAATCAAAGAATTGGTTAAGTAAATACGCTAATTCAAATAATCAGTCACTAAAACAAGCGGCTCATTATTTGAATTCTATTGATACTTCTAAATTTGATATGACATTAGCAGAGTTTGAAGCAAAGGCAAAAGCTAGTGGCTATGAAAAAGAATTGAATTCTGCTTACTATAAATCTAGAATTGCTAGACTTAAGGAATTATATAAACAATATCAAAATCTAGCTGCTAGTTATGCTGATAGTGAAGAAGCTAATATGGCATTAGCGCTAGCTCAACGGTATCAAGATACTTATTTACTAGAAAATTACAATAGATATTTGGTAGTAGGTGGCATTGATGTTAACTTGGCACATTTTAATGAACAAGAATTAAAAGATATTGTTTACCAGCCTTGGAAGGGGAGTGACTTTAGTAAAAGAATTTGGAATAACTATACAAAAGTTATGCCTGAAGTTTTAACAGATGTAATGTTCCGTTCAATTGCTTTAGGATATTCCCATACTCGTGTTGAACAAATGCTAAGAGATAGGTTTCAAGGTGTGGTTAATTCAAATATTCACCGTCTTGTTGTAACTGAAATGGGACATGCTGCAGAACAAGCTACAGCTAAGTTTTATGAAGATTCAAAGATTGAGCAGTATGAATATCTCGCTACTTTAGAAAGTCATACCTGTGAACGGTGCGCTCATTTAGATGGGCGCATTTTTAGTACCAAAAATAAAGTTGAAGGTCTCAATTATCCCTTGATCCATCCCTACTGTAGGTGCACTACAGTTCCATATATTAAAGGACTACCTGGCATAACTACAAGGTGGTCTAGAGATTATATTAGCGGTAAAGGTAGATGGATAAAGAATCAGCTTTATGCTGAATGGGAGAAGAATCGTAGGCTACATATTCTTACAGCTAACGAATGGATCCAAATGCAAAACATCTCTAAACTAGATGTAGCTAAATTCTTGAAGTTGCCTTATAACGTTACTGGCTATCTAAATAAACCTCCTAAAAGCAAAGATGTGCCTAAGACACTACAGTATATTAATGAAGTAAGTATCTCGGATTACATAGATAGGCGCTGGAATGAAAGACCAAGTTCAAAGCCTGAAGATATATCTACTCGAAATGCTGTTAAGGCTAACTTAATTGAACAAGCTAATAAAGTAGCTAAGTTAAGTGTCTTACCTACTGTTGAAATTAGAATGAGGGTCCATACTTCTGATTTAGAAAGTATTTTAGATAATGGTTTTAAAACTCAATTAGAGACAAAATCAAGTGGCGGTGCTTATAACCCTTCATTAAGAAAAGAAGCCACCGCAAAGTTATTCAATTTGTCCCCAAAGGAAATGAATAATTTAAAGCCTAATGAGTTTGAAAAGTACGGGTACTTATGGGACAATCGAGATAAAGAACCAGATTATAGTGTTTTAGACCCGTATGGTAGCACTAAGGTTATATTTAAAAATGAAATTAGAGATAGAATTACTTATTTTCATGGGGACAGTTTGGGTTTAGGCAAGTATTCATTAAATCAAGAGTTGAATAGAGCCGCTAAATTAGGTGAGCCCAACCCATCATATTTACGTAGCATGTGGAAGTTTAAAGCAGATGATGGGCTAAATATGGGTCAAAAGCTATGGAGAGACCCAAATAGAAAATTGAGTGATGATTATACTAATATTAATCAGTTCTTAAAAGACCCAAGTAAGTTTTATAATGAAGCACAAATTCATGGCTCACTTACTAAAAAAGATATTGAGTTAATTATTATATCTAAAGAAGAATTGACTAAAACATTACAACAAAAACTAAAACAAGACGGTATAAAATATAAAGTAATTGGAGGTAACCATGATGATTAAATTATTGGCTAAAAACGATAAATATTATGTTTTTGCGGTTGATTATTATTTTTATACCGTCAATAGGTTAACTGGTAAAATATTACCTCAAGAATATTTGGCTCC